TACCTTTTGAAAAATTACAAGAACTCATGAAAGATGCAATTCTTGATATTTTAAAACGACCATCAGAAGCTATTGCTATTGCATTAGTTTTTGCAGTAACCGAACTAGTACACACCCGTGCTACTAAAGATGAAGAATTACCAAACACTATGGAAGAACTTATTTCACAAGCCGGCAAGGAGGCTTTAACTTTAACTGATGAGGTATATCTTGCAAAACCACCCTCAGAAACGGAGACCATACACTAATGAATATGGATGAAATGCTAAATGAATTAGCTACAACCCGACAATCTATTGTCGATTTACATGAACAAGAGAAAGTCCTTAAAGCAAAAAAGGATGATCTAGAAACACAGATTGTTATCAGCTTAAAAGATCAAGGAATTGATCGAGTTGGTAATGATGCGTGTACTGTTTCCATTAAACAGGAAATAGTCCCTACAGTACGTAACTGGGACGCGGTGCATGAACACGTACTTGCCACTGGGCAGTTCGAGTTAATGCAAAAACGCATGTCAGCAACAGCCTATAGGGAGCTAATACAAATGGGACATGAAGTCCCAGGCGTAGAAGCAACTGAACTGACCCGAATGAACTTCAGGTCTAAATAATAATATCAACGAAAAACGGAGAAATAACGATGACTGATATTACACTAGTAAGCGATAAAGTGCCGGCGCATGTACAAAAAGGCAGCGGGTTGGGTAATGAAAACATTACTGCAGCTCATTTACAAACTCCCAGAGTTAAGCAATTACAACAGCTTAGCAATGAGGTTGACGAGCAACACAGTGAGTACATTGAGGGAGCCAAAGTTGGCGACTTCATTAATACTGTAACGCGAGAAAACTATGGGCAGTCAATCTATGTGTTAAACATACGATTTACTGAAGAGTTTGTAGCGTGGAAGAAGCGTGAAAAGGGTGGAGGACTAGCGGGTAGCTTTGCAAGCAAAGAAGATGCTATTGAATCTCTTAAAGCTCAAAATCTTAATCCAGAAGATTATGATATTACTGAGACTCACTCTCACATGTTAATAAGAAAAAATGAAGAGTCAGGAAATCTTGACGTCCCATTCTTATTTGACTGTGCGTCTTCTAAGTTGCGAGTATCCAGAGAATGGAATACTCAAATCGCAGGTCTAAGTGGAGATCGTTTTTCAGCATTATGGAAAATGTCTTCTGTTAGAACAGAAAATAGAACAGGTCAAAAGTTCTATAACATCCAAGTTGAAAAGGTTGGATGGGCAACTGACGACGATTACAACAATGCAAAAACAGTGTTTGAAAGCATTAAGTAATCACTTTACGTACACGGTGCGACATATACTGTCGCATCATGTACACTACACATATGTATCTAGCCATGGAATGTTCAACCTGTAACAAAATAAAAGTTGAATGTAGTTGCCCAAAAGGTAATTACTATGATTCAATAACTAAAAAGCTATACAAGTGGCCAGAGCTGCAAGCTTTGTATAATGAAAGAAAAGGACTTCATAAACAAAATCCACAAAAAACTTCCTAAAGAAATTTATAAGTGGAAAATCAACGACCCATATCATGGGGGTGTTCCTGACGCATTCTACTCCGGCCCTGGCGGCTTTTGTTTTGTAGAATATAAGTATGTGCAATCTTTACCTGACCGTGGTACGTCAAAAGTACCCATCAACCTTTCTCAACAACAACGCCTCTGGATCCAGCGGGCGCACACACATAAACTACCTACATACATAGTCCTGGGATATCCAGACGGTGTTTGTATAACAGACAACCCACTAGCAGAATTTTTTTATTTAGATTGCTTTTTAAGGTGTGCCGTGACTTTTGAAGCATATATCGATAAAATAAGTAACAGATGTTTAAATACGGACAATTAATCAAATGTATTGGAATTCAAATATGGATATGGTAAACAAACCACCTCATTATAATCAAGGCGGTATAGAGTGCATTGACGCAATAGAAGAAAGCATGGAAAAAGAAGCCTTTGCTGGATACTGTAAAGGCAATGTAATTAAGTACTTGTGGAGATATGAGTATAAAAACAAAATTGAGGATTTAAAAAAGGCTCAATGGTATTTAGCAAAGCTCGTTACTCTACTGGAGGATTAAATGAAGGAAGTTGGACTTTTTACCCAACATTCAAAAACTTTAGGACGGTGCACTAGTGTGGCAGATTGCCCATGTGTTGGCATATGTTCTTGTACTCAATGGGGTGATGATCGCTGTAGAGGTTGCGGACGAACCGCGACCGAGGTTCGAGATTGGAATACTTTCTCTAAAATAGAGAAAAAAATCATAAATCTACGAAATGCGGCAGAAAACTACGGTATAAGACAGCTAAAACGTGGAAAGGGTGTACAAGCTCCTCAGAAGGCCGTCAGTTAATTATTGATGTAATGCAAGCAAATGCATTGACTTAGTAGTGATATGCGCACTACGGGCACGTGGTGAAGCTGTTTTTTTAAAAAGTGCAAAAAATTAACACTTCCAGCGCCTTCTCGCTTGTCTTAGTCTTGAATTAGGATTTTTTGCAGCTTTAGGGAATTTCTTCATCTGTCCTGCAGATCTAGCGCAAAAAGACTTACGTCTTTTAGCAGCTTTACTTCCCTTTTTAACTTTTCCTGTTACTGCGGTTTTTAATTTAGATCCTGGGTTTGCTTTACGATAGGCGGCTACGCCTTTCTTAGTCATGCCAGCGCCTGACTTAGTCTTTCGGTAGTTGGCGCCCTTACCTCTTGTTGTTTTTCGTATTGGGTTTTCTTTTTTGCGGGGCACGTTTTTTCCTTACTGGTTGTTTTAAATTATTCTTAAACAGCTTTGCATAGGCTTTTTTTACCTTATCCAAAAACTTTTCAATATATTCGATATACATAATTATACTCATTAATAAAAGAGCTAAGACGATAGTATAGCAAATTACAGTTATTTTCGTCTCCTAGTAGTCTTTTTTTTAGCCATTGTTCTAACTCTTGTGGGTTTACCGCCTACACCTTGGGCCTTAGCACGTTTGCGTTTAACTGCACTTCTTTTTTGTGCAGCTGTCATGCTAGCTGCTTTAGACTTAGGGACACATTTAGGATAACCTTTTTTCTTAGTAGAAGCTTTTTTTCTACCACAAGGCGCGTGTCCACCGCCTTTTTTCTTTCTTCCTATATCAACCCAGTCTTCTTTAAACCATTTTGTTAAGCCGCCTTTGGGTTTAGCACTAGCCATTACTTGTACTTCCCGCCCCTAGCTTTATAGGTTTTAGTTAACCAACCAGATGCATAAGCGGACGGCCAAACTTTGTATTTTCTTTTAGCCTCTGCTTTTACTCTTGCATACAAAGTAGGATTAGTTGGTTTTGCCCCACTTTTCTTTTTAGCTTTTTTTGCCGCCATTATGCTCTCCTTGCTGTTCGCGTTCTTTTAAAAGAACGATTTGATTTCTTCTTTTCCATTCTAATATTTTTAGGGTTATTGTTCAAAGGGTTGTTGTCTTTGTGTGCAACGTCTCTACCGTCACCTTTTTTTGCTTTACCCTTACGAATCATTAAACGGCGTGCTTTGTTACGCCCCGCCCTACGTTTCTTTTGCGCAGCTGTACCTTGGTATCTGTCGTATTCTTTACGGTAATTTCTTCTGGCCATTACTTGCCAGTTTTATCCATAGCCTTTTTGTGTGCTTGTCTCATGGTATCACCCATAAGCATACGCCTTTTCATAAAAGCCATGTGCTTTGCGCTGTGGTGTTTGCTGTGTTTTTTTAAAGATGCCTCTTGGCGTTTAGAAATGCTTTTTTTCCTAACCTTTTGAGAAGGTCTTTTAACTTTTCTTGGCATTATTTTTTCTTTTTCTTTTTAGCAATTTTTTTCTGTAAAAATGCAGGCAAAGTTTTTTGTTTTGCTGTAAGTTTTTTAGCCGGTTTCTTTTTTTTCATCATTTTCATTACTTCCCTTTGGGTTTTTTAGGTTTATAAACAATATTGTCTAATTCTTCTGATACTTCGGCTTCACTCATTAAAGTAAAATCCTTAGTAGAAAGTTCTTGGTTAGGCACATTAGGTTTCATTTTAGTTTCCTCAACCTTCATGTCTCCTACTTTACCGGGTTTTTTTTCTCCTGGTGTTCTAGACGCCATCTGTTTTCTCCTGTGCAATTAAAAAATCAACTAACTTTATTTTATCATTAATCTCAACTAATTTACCAACCAGCTGATCTAAGTACTCTGTAAAGTTAGTGTGCTCTGGTATTGAGGTAGCGTTTGAAGTAAGAACTTCTAGGTCTAAACTGACCTGGGCCCGTTGTCCTTCAAGCGATGCTTTATAAGCTGTGTAGATAGATCCTTTATCCATTTATCTCTCCTTAGAAGTGTTCTATTACTTCATCTTCCACGGCTAGTAACCGTATGAAGATTTCTTTTTACCTTTTTTAGCTGGCTTTTTCTTTTTAGCAGGTTTCTTTTTGTACATTCCTTTCATACCCATTTGATTTATACCTCCGCATTTCATAATAATTTATAGTACCTTAACTAATCTTATGGATCAACAGCTGGTCTAGTTATAACTGTAGCAACTCCATCTACAAACTTATGTCCGCCAGGAGAATAGTTTCCAGCCACTACTGTTTCGTCGCTTTCTACTATAATGTCACTAATATCGCAATCAGAAGATATAACATGTTCTATGATTCCTGTAGCCGTTTTGTATACTGTAAAGTCCGCCATTATGTTGTGTTATCCATTGTTACATGCAGTTGCATGTGTGTGTGATTATAAGTTCCTGAAAAGTAAACTCGCCAATAAACCGTGCTTTGAGAGGTACTTAAACCTGTTATTTGACCTTGATAAGTGTACACATAGCCCCGGTATGTGCCGGCGTTCCAATAGATACTTGATTCCCCACCAGACGCAGTAGTCCAATTAGAATTATCTAAAGAAAATTGCACTGACCCCCCATCAACATTACCAAGA